TTTCTATAACCATTATGCTTACCCATTATAATCTAAAAAAGTCATTGTTTCTGGTAAAAATCTAAGTGCCAAATTTTTAGTTGTTCCATGTCTGTTCTTCTCTACCTTACAGATAACCAAATCATTGGTAGCATAGTCTGTTCCACCAATATCAATAGGCTCTGTCATCTCATAGTAATTAGGTCTCATTAGCATAATAACTGCATCAGCATCTTGCTCGATAGAACCAGATTCTCTAAGGTCAGATAGCTGTGGCATCTTGTCTGCTCGTTCTTCTACTCTACGAGATAATTGAGATAGGGCGATAATCGGTACTTGTAACTCTTTTGCTAAGGATTTAAGGCTTCTGCTTATTAAACTCACCTCCTGCTCTCGGTTTTGGTTGTTTTTGCCTTGTCCACTCATAAGCTGTAGGTAGTCGATAAAGATGACTTTAATGCCGTACTTCTGCTTCATAATGGTTGCCTTTGCTCTAAGTTGTGAAATACTTATACCGCCCATATCTTCAATATGTAGGGGGGATAGTAATATCTTATCATCAGTTTTTAGTAGTATCTTTCTTTCTGCCTCATTCATATTATTCATTCTAAGGCGTTTTAAGGGTATCTCGCTGGTAATTGACTCTAACCTTTCAACTAACTGCTCGGAGCTCATTTCGAGGCTAAAAATGGCCGTAGGAACCTTATTTGTGATACATAGGTGGTAGATACTTGAAAGCATGAAAGCTGTCTTACCCATTCCTGGTCTTGCAGCTATGACTACAAAGTCTGGTCTGCACCATCCAGCAAGTGTGTTATTAAGCTCACTAAATCCAGTATCATAACCTAATAACTCTCCAGCTTGTGCCTTGTCACGAGAATAGTTCAACGATAAAATGACATCTGTTATTGTCTTTTCGTGGATATTACCATACTCTTGTAAAGCTATAAGTTTACTATTTACTGCTGAAAGTAAATCTATTGCTTGACTATCATTGTCTAAACATTCATATTCGCTTTGCTTAAATAGCATAAATGCTTCTCTTTTCTTATAAACCTCAATCAGCATCTCGATATGGCTATTGACATTATGTGCTCCAGTTACATTATCAGTTAACTTTGATAGGTAAAATGCACCTCCTAATTCTTTATAAGCCTCATCATCTTTAAGTTTTTGATTAAGAGTAGTTATGTCTACATAAACCCCATCATCGTACATCTTCTTTACAACGTCAAAGATTTTTTGGTGTCCTAAGTCGTAAAATACTTCTCTTTTTAAGTGTCCAACAGCTAATGGCAATGTTCTTTTATCCATTAATATTGCTCCAAGTATGCTTTTTTCTAAGTCTCTGCTTTGTGGTAGTGTTACTAATTCCATTATTTAAGGCTGATTTTAGTTGTTTGTTGTGTAGTAGGTGTAAACTGACTGCTATTTCTCTTCCATGTTCTTACTGCTGCTTTCCAGTCCTTCATAGGATTTTTACCTATCAACCATCCTCTTGCTTCGTAATGGTCTATAAAATGGTTACCATCTAAAGTAAATCCAATCTCTTTAGAATATGCTGTTATTTCATCAGCTTTTGGCCTATTAAATGTATTCTTATTGTTAGTATTATTGTTAGGTAAAGTTTTTTTACCAGTTTCGGTAAAGTTTTTTGACCGTTTAAGTAAAGTTTCTTTACCATCGGTAAACTTTTTGTAGTCGTTTAAATACTCTAAAAATAATGCTGAAACTTTAAGGTGTTTAGTGGCTGGATTTTTGACTATAAGTTCTTTGTCTACCAACTTAGTGATAATATTAAGAACGGCTTGTTTTGATAGGTCTAAATCGTTTGCCATAGTATCTTTAGACATATAGCACCAATTAGTTTCATTATTCTGCATTCGCATAATGGTATCTAATACGCAGTATTCGTTACAAGACAAGCTAAAGTGCTTCCTTATAGGATGAATTATTGTTGTGTAAAATTGTGACATAAGGTTATTTTTTAATACGAAACACTACTAATCGATTTTGATAGGTAAATCTTTTCTTTTGTAGTGGGTTAAGTGCTTCTCGTATTGCTTGTGCGTTAATGTTGGTCTTTCTGTTAGCTGCTGCTATTGATATAAACTGTTCTTCTTCTTTGTTATCAAGGTATATCATCCTTACCTTAATTGAGTTTTCGAATCCTTTTGGTTCCAAATCTAATCCCATTGATGATGCGTTTTAATTCGTAAATAAAGTGTGCTGTAAGGTATAATGTCAATGCTAAAGGAACTGAAATTAGTATAAACTTTACTAATTCATAGAAAAATATTAGCGTGTCTTTCATAGATAAAGATTAAAATAACCACCCCAAGTTCCCCAAATCACTATCTTGTTAATAAATATATAATTTCTTGAGGTGGTATAAGTTTACTATTTGCCTTTAGGCGTAATAGGTACAATAGGTTTTTTGTTATCCTTGTTTAGCCAATCTAAAATTGTCTGTGCTCTATCTAATAATTTAGCATCCAATCCTTGACTTGATGCAAACCATAGAGCAAACTGCTCATTATTCATTGTTGGTTGGTTCATATTATTTCTTTAGTGAGATTTTAAATGTGGTAGTACTATACTTTGGTGCTGGATAAATCATCTCACCAGTTTCTGGGTCTACCAATGGTTCTTTAATAGTTTTAAGTAATGACTCTCTTTCTTTCTGCTTAAACTTAATAGCTTCTAATTCTTGGTTCATTTTGAGCCAAGTGTAGTCGCCATCATAAGCATACTTTACTCCAGATTCAAACTTACTTACCTCTGCTCCTAAGACCTCAGCCTTGCCTTGTGGATGCGTTGTAAGTATATCTACTACATCTTCCTTTAAATCGGCTCTAATGCCATCTAAAAGCTGAATAATAGCCTCTGCCTTTACAAGCATCTCTAATGGGTTATCGCCAGTCTCTCTGAAGTGCTGTACGATAGTTTGCTTTAGCAATTCAATGCTAAACTTTGATGGTTCAATAGAACTTAGTTCTACTTTTGGTAATAATTCTAAACTCATAGTTGTTAATTTTGATATTTATTAATTGCGTCATCTAAATCCTTTGCAATATTGCAATGAATTGTTAATGTACATTGTGGAGCTGTACCAGTAGTATCATTTGTGATAGTTGTTATTACAGCAGGTATTTTACTTCCATTTGGTGTAATTACAAAGTGCATACCATCTTGTTCTATAACTGTACACCAATCTTTTATAAATTTTGCCATTATTTTAGGTTTTCTTTTTTCATGGACAATAACTTTTTTAAAGTTTCGTTACTATCAAATAACTGCTTATATCCAAAGTACAAATCAGTTAGTTGTTTCACTTTAGTACACTTTGCAATCTCCATTTTGATAGCATCAATATCTACCTCTTCTTCTTCTACAATCTCTGCTACAACTTCTTGTACTGTCTGAGTAGGTTTTTTAGGTGTCTCTACTGCAAAGTCCATCTCTTCTGCTGGTGTAGCCTCGAATCCTGCAGCCTTCATTAACCAAGCAAGTAAGTTACGATACGCCTTACCGATTGCTCTTGTCTGTGCCATTGATAAGATTGCGTACTCATCAAATCTTTTTTTGCTATGCTCAAAGTTGCTACAGATTGCTATTCCAGTAGCTACTAACTGACCAGTATTAATATTTCGTACTTCGCATTTAGCCATGTACTTTATTTCTACTTGACCAGGTTCTGTGCCTCTTCGAGTTAAGTCCGTAGTTTCTGTGATAATCGGCATTAACCCTAAAGAAGCTCCAGCGAATTGCCATCCTTCAACATTAACGAATTGCTTTCCTTGAATGTTGCTTGACAATCCTTTTTCTTTGATAAGTTTAGCTAAATCTTTAGATAGGTTTAGCATTGAGTCTGAGTTGATTAAATCAAATCTCGGTTGATTAGTTAATTCTGTGCTCATAGTTGAGTTTTTTGGTTGTGTTTATTGATTGATTAAAATAAGATGCTTCTACTATTGGATTGTGTTCCCAATAGTTGACTAATCTATTTAGTAGGTTGTAAGACTCTTGGCTGTAATTAATCTCATGTAGAATCTTAGCTACAAATAGTTTTTTGTCTTGTTCTGATAGTTGATGAAATGTAGAATACATAGTGTTGGTTTTTATTTTTGTGTATATAATTTAGGTAACTTAATCTTGCTTTTTACTTTCTCGTATTTCTCCATGTAATATGGTACTACTTCAACATCATTGACAAAAGTATTTATGCCATATAGTATTGTAGTCCTATCTCTTTTAAACAATGGAGCTATTTGACTTGCTCTAAGTTTATAGTTCATGTGTAAAATGAAATAGCACATATTTCTTGCAAGTACTAATTCTCTTTCTCTACACTTCTTTATTAAAGATTGATTATTAAGTTCAAATACTTCTTTTACCGCATTGATAAGCTCGTCATATTTGACGGTTGTTATGTCTACCATCTTAGGCTTACGGTCAAGTAATTGCTCTCTTGGTGTTCTAAATTTCGCTGTAGTCATTTAGTTGGTTTTTAAGTGCTTCTAACTTATTGGCATAGTAAGTTTTTACTATCTCAACAGTTTCGTAATCGTGTTTCTCTAAACGAGTTTTTAATAGGTATGGTGAAAGCCCAGTGATAGCACAGATTTTTTTCATATCTCCATGTCTAAGCATTGCTCTATAATCCGTTGGATTCTGCATCATCTTGTAATTGGTTGTTTTGGTTAATTAATACTTCTCCTGCCTCTGTAAGTGGTCTACAGAACAATGTGAAAGTGTTTCCATTATCTTCAAATGTTACAGTTGTTTCTACTGTGTTAGGTAACATTAATCTGATAGCTGGTTCTTGGTCATCTATCTTCTCATTGGTTGCTGCGAATACTTGTGGCTCATTATCGCCAAACTTAAAGCACCACTCACAAGGGAAAATAGGTGTAAGGTTTTTTTGTTCTAATTGTGTTTCTTGGTTGTCCATGTTTATTTGTTTTTGTTGTAAATTTTTATATGTCTATCGATTCCTTGTACTGCCGCATCAAGTGAGGCGTAATAGCTGTGTCTCCAGTAAAACCACTTACCGTTAAGTATCATGTTATCCCATTTGATAATCATGCCTTTGTAGGTGTATTGTTTTGAGATTCTGCCGTTGCTGTTTACATAAGTAAACTCTTCTTTGATGCCTTTTTTCTTTTGTTCAAGGGATAGTTTTTGATTCATTTGTTTATTTTGATGGGATGAGTACCTCGAATAAAACTTTCTCTTGGCTCTTAGGTTGTCCTTTGATTAGATTTTGGTACATTGAATACGCCTTATCATAATCTTTAGACATTGTTCCAGAGACAATCATTCCGTCTTGTCGAGTGAAATAAAATACTTCGTTTAGTAAAAAGTCGAGTTCTTCGATAAATTGTAGGTTAGTCATTATTTGGGTTTTTTGGTGTTGTTGTTGTTTCTTCGATTGTGTCATCTTCTTCTTCCCAGTCGCAGTACTCTAAACAATCTGGACATAGGTGTATTTCTGGATAGTTAGTGTGAGCTCCACAGCAAGTAGAATATGCCATTACTTTAGATTTTTGGTGTTTAGTTTAGATAATCTTGTAAAGTAGGTTTTTGGGTCGCCTATCTTGGCTTTAGACATATTAGTCTCATACTCCAGTGGGTGTATGCAGTTTTTTGTCTGGTGGTCGTAATAGGCTTGTTCGCCTTTGTCAATGGTTATGCCAGTAATAGCACACTTCATTGGATAGGTTAAGGTAATTAATTGGTGCATGGGTTTTTGTTTAGTTTGGTAAAATTATATATTATTTATGATATTTTAATATTATTTTGTTAATTTATTGTTAAAATGATTTAATAATTCCTTCCTTAATCATTTCGATAAATCTTTTCTTTGCTTTATATAGTGTAAATCCTACAAACTTATGAGCAAGGTTTTTGCCATCATAGAAAGTTTTTAGTTCATAAACTTCTAATTCGGCTACTAAATATCCAAAGCTGTAAAATTTTTCACTTGTGAGTTTTTTGCTGGTTATATTCATAAAAGATTTTTGTGAGGTTTTTGGGGAGTTTTTGCATGGGGTTTTTGGCAGATTTTTGGCACATTATAAGTGTACTTTATAGCACATTTAGTCGGCTTTTACCGATACGAAAGGACAAAGCATAGCTAAAATGCATTTTAAGGCACTTTTAAGGCTTAAATTTGCCTTATCTTTATTGTTTAAGGTGAATACCTCAAACGCTGTTTGTTTGTCTTATTTCGTCTTATTTAGCTTTTTTATTAAATTCTCTATTTTTTGTTTGACAATTATATCAGACATCGAATAAATATCTAATTTTTTATTTATACTAATTAAGGCTTTTAGTATTTCGCTTTTTTTCATCTTGCTAAATATTCAGCGTAATCGGTTAGCCTCCATTTATAAAGGCTTAGTTCATTATCATTTTGCACTTTCATTGCTGAATTAGTGCCAATAAAGCCAAAATAAAGTTCATTTTCGATAATCATCAATTTAACTCTGTTGCAATTACTTACAACATCTAAACCGCTGTTTATAGCGTTTAAAATGTCTTTTTTGTTCATTGTGTTTGATTTTGGTTAAGATAAAAGCCCTAAAAAGGGCCTTTATTTCGGCTAATAAAGCCTCCTCAGTTAACCTTTAAGCCAGTTGAGAACCGAATTTAAGTAGGTAAGATTGTTTGAAAGTATGGCAACCAATTTTTATATCGTTGCCTATTTCGTTAACTGTATAGTTCAAAACCTTATCGCCAATAGATAATTTATTATCTTTTATCAATTCATATAATTTTTTACCTATTGCCACTGGTATTTGTACGGCTTGTGTAGTTTCTATTCTATTGTCATTGATACGCAAAAAGTCATATTTGTAAGTAGTATAAAGTCTCGATGTCTCACAATTAAACCATTTTTGTATTTGCTCTTTAAATTGTTTCTTTTCCTCTTTTGCTTTTCTTTTTTCCTCAGCTTTTAAATACTCGGCTTTTTTATCAGCGAATTGTAAAAACTCGCTTTTGTCTTTAATAGATAAAACAGCTTTTAAATACTCTGGTAATTCAAGACCGAAAAACTCAGCGTATTTTGTAGAAACCTTTTCAACGTCTGAAAGTATTTGTAAATACTTTTCTGGCTTTCTGGCTGTCGGTAATTTAGAGGCTCCGAATTGCTCAGCGTTTTGAGCCCAGAATTTAAAGTTCTCATCATGTGAGCTATCTGGTCTGTAGCAATTTATAATATTATCATTTTTGCAACTCATCCAGACATGATTGATATGCTTTGCCGTTGTATTGCTGTAATTACGTTCAGTAAATAAAACAGCTCTTTGCCCTTGTTCGTTTCTGATATGCTTTGCAATTGGGAAATGTGCTCCATAGCTGTAAATAGTTGAGCCATTAAAGTACATTGAGCCGTTTTGATTGCGACCGCTTTCTTGATGTTGGTTTGCCCACTTATGGCAAAGTTCAGAGGATGTAAATACGTTTTTCATTGTGTAAAGGTTTAAAGGTTTATTTGTATTGTGTTAACTCTTGCCAGATTGTTTTGACAAGGGTATAAATTAAGATACCGCCAATAAATAAGGCGATAAATTCAAAAAGGCTAATCGTTTGCATCGTCATTAATTAAAAGGTGAATAATAAGTTTGCCAGCAAAAGCAATAAAGAAAGCGAATAAAACAAGTTGACTAATTTGTAGAATTGTACTAAATGTTTGCATGATGTTGGTTTTATAAGTTAATGAAATGAATTGCTACCTCAAATAAGACAGCAATAGTAAAAGGAATTGATAAAGCTAAAAGCGTGTAATCTCTTTTGTTTGTGTTTTTCATTTTGTTTGTGTTTCGTTGTTATTAATTAAGAAGCAAAGGCAAAGCCTACAAGCCATAAAATACTAACCGATAAAAAGATAATCGCATCGATTGACCATGTTTTGTTTTGTGTGTTTGTTTGTTTCATTGTGTTTGTTTTTGTTTGTTTGATAAATCAAAGATAAGTACTAAATCAATACAAAAGTCAAAATAAGTAAAAAAATATAAAAAAATATTAAATTATTTTGCGGTCTATATTTAGACTGATAGTAAAGAAACTTTACCGCCTTTATATTGTCCGTATATATTATACAATATATATAGTATATAATATATAATATATAATATAAGATATAATATAGAATATATTATATAAGTAATACTAAAATAAATAATATAGATTATATTATATTGGGACTACTTTACCGATTATGTTAGTTAATCATTATTCGGTGAGTTGTTATGTTCCGCAAATGAGACACGAACTAATTGTATTCATAAATAAAGTACTTAACCGACCTAAATAAGCTACCTATTTAACATATTACTAATTATAAGACAATTGTGTTACTGATTATCAAGCAGTTATGTATGTTAATTTATACCCATATACCCTATACCCCTTTCATTCGTGTAATCAATGTTGCAACGCCAATGTGCCCTTCACATTTTTGATATAAAACATTGTTTTCACCAATTTTAACTTTTGTATTGTTGTTTTGGTATAATAGTTGTAGCTTTGATTTTTATATAGTCAAGTGACTGAAAGTGGTGGCACCTACCTTAGTGGCGTGATTCGGTTAATGGGTAACTGTAGGTTCGAGTCCTACCTTGACTGCAAATAAATGATATGAAAGATACTTGTGCAAAGAGAAACTATAAGTGCAAATGTGATGCTGTCCAAGAGGAGTATGTTTGGAGCAGTGAGATTAGGGATGTGCAGTATGAGTGTAGGAAGTGTGGGGCTTGGATGGGCTTTAACAACATTAAGGTAGACAAGGTAGTGAGTATTGTGTCAATCAGAACGCCAACCAAAAACAGATAATATGAACGCAGAGTTTAAGGATATAACGAAAGAAGCATTTATCATTGCTTATAGGGAGAATTTTGGAAATATTACCATAGCTTGTCAAGCGTGTGGGATTAGTAGGACTATGTATCAGAACTGGATGAAAAATGATACTGAGTTTAAGAAGGCTTTGGCTGAAATAGAGCCAGAGGAGATTATGTTGGACTGGGGGGAGCATAAGTTGATGGAGAGGATTACTAAAGGAGATACTTTGGCAACCATGTTCTTGTTAAAGACAAAGGGAAAGAGAAGAGGGTATATTGAAAAGACTGAGGTGGCTCATGAGGGAGATGTGGTGAAGCAGATTACTGTGAACGTAGTGAAGCCATCAGAATTACCTAACTTGCAGAAGCAGCTCGATGGAGATGAGAATATAATAAACTTCGATACTCAGAAAGATAACAGCTTTACTGTTCCAGCCACATTGGCTTCAGAAGTACCAGAGATTCCGTTATATGACCATAGCAAAGGTGAGTTGTTGGACATGAACGACCAAGATGAGTTCGAGGAGTAGTTTTCTATTGGTAAACCTTTAGAGGGCCTACCCTTTATAAAACCAAAAAGTATTAGTTTCGCTTTACCAAAGCCAATTTTTTAATTTTTTCCTAATGCCCTATGAACGTCACCACAAACATCGTGTTCGAGATACTGCAAAACAGCCAGAAAAAAATATCTGTTATGCAAGGCGGAACAAGGTCTGGCAAAACCTACAATGTATTGACCTGGTTTATCGTAAAATTGCTACAAGAAAAAGGGAAGACACTAACTATCTGCCGTTCCTCGTTGCCATCCATAAAAGGCTCAGTAATGAGAGACTTTATAGAGATTCTGTCAAAATATGGCCTATACTCAGAAGAAAAGCACAACAAGTCAGAAAATCTTTACTTCTTAGGAGGCAATACCGTAGAGTTTGTCTCTACAGACCAGCCGCAAAAAATAAGAGGTCGTAAAAGAAACTACTTGTTCATTAACGAGGCAAACGAGGTGAACTACGAATCTTGGATGCAGTTAGCACTAAGAACCACAGAGAAGATTGTAATTGACTATAACCCATCAGATTACTACTCTTGGATATACGACAAGGTAATTACCAGAGAAGATGCTGACTTTACCATCACTACCTACAAAGACAACCCATTCCTTGAGAAATCATTGGTTGAGGAGATTGAGAGACTAAAGGATGCCGACCATGAATATTGGAGAGTTTATGGTTTAGGTGAAAGAGCAATATCAGAAGCAACTATTTATACCCATTGGAAACGCAGACGAAACTTCCCAGAAGGAGGGGAAATATTTTATGGACTGGATTTTGGCTACAACAATCAAACCGCACTGGTGCGTATCAAACACTTCGATAATGAGATGTTCGTGGAGCAACTCATCTACGAAACTAAAATGTCTACATCACTACTCATCGATAGGCTAAAGGCTTTTGGCTTTGACAAGCGTACAGAGATATTCGCTGATGCCGCTGAACCCAAGACCATAGCTGAGATTAATAAGGCTGGATTTAGCCTTAAACCAGCTGTTAAAGATGTTTTTGCTGGTATCAACAAGGTAAAGTCATTTCCGCTGATAGTTAAAAGCGATTCCTTAGATTTGTTGGATGAGTTTAAAAACTACAAGTGGAAAACAGACAACGATGGCAATACACTTGATGAGCCAGTTAAGTTTAGAGACCACTTGATGGATGCCATGAGGTATGCTATATACTCAAAATTTGCTAAACCAAAACGAGGCTGGGTAGTATAGGCTAAAAATTTGTTACTTTTGTAAAAATATCATATAGCGTGAAATTAACTGACATATTCGGAGCCATTAACCCTTTTAACCAAAAGGCACAAGCTCCTAATGGAATGATACAAGTTACCAGTCCATTTGCTGATTTTGGAGGATTACTTGCTGGAAGAACTTTATATCCAGAACTTAACCAAAGAAAATTCGTAAACGATTACGATAACAATAGTGAGGTGTATGCCATCATTAAGCGTATATCAAAAACTGTATCAAGTGTTCCATTTTACGTTTACAAAGTAAAGGATAAGAAATCCCTTACAAGATATGCAGCACTCACTAAAAACTCAACAACTACTCAAGACTTAGCTAAGGCCGAGTTGATTAGGATTAAAGCTGTTGATGAGATTGCTGATTCTCCATTAAACACTTTATTAGAAAAACCAAACGAATATCAATCTCTTTCTGAGTTCATTGAAAGCGTAATTGGTTATAAACTTATTTGCGGCAATTCTTTCGTATGGGCTAACCGATTAGAAAACGGTAAGGTTCAAGAATTAGTCGTGCTCCCTCCGCAATACATGGCCATCATTTCAGATGGTACTATCAATGGGGTTGAAGGTTATTCTTTTACACTTGTTGGATGGGATTTCTTAGATGCGAAAGACGTAATCCATCTAAAATACTTCAACCCTTACTTCGACACGAACGGTTCACAGCTCTATGGGCTGAGTCCTCTACAAGCTGCATATAGAACGGTACAACGTAGCAACGATGCGAAAGATACATCTGTTGGTATGTTACAGAATCAAGGCCCTAAAGGTATCTTGTATGCCGATGAGTCTAACAACTTCGGACAAGAAGAAGCTGGTAAATTAAAAGAAGATTTCTACAATCAGTACGGAACTAAGACTCAAGGTAGCATTGTTCAGAACGCTGGTAAGATTTTGATTGCTGGTGCTAAGTTAGGATGGGTTAACATGGGCTTATCCCCTATCGACCTTCAGCTTTTAGAATCTGAGAAAGTTACCCTTAGAGAACTTTGTAATGTGTATGGTGTAAACTCTGCGTTGTTTAATGACCCAGATAACAAGACTTATAACAACATGAAAGAAGCTAAGAAGGAAATGCTTACGCAAGTAGTACTTCCAGAATTAGTAGCACTTCGTGATGCGTTCAATAGATTCTTTGCAGCAGAAATCGGACAAGGTTATTATATCGATTTCGATATTACTGTGTTCCCAGAGTTGCAAGAAGATATGAAAGAACTTTCTGGTATCTTGTCTCAATCTTGGTGGATTACTCCAAACGAGAAAAGAGCAGCTATGCGTTACGATACTTCTAACGACCCAGTAATGGATGAGATATTTATTCCTGCTGGTTACTTGCCAATCGATGAGCTAACCATGCTACAAGACCCAACAAGTGCTCAACAGCAAGGAGACTATAATATCCCACCAGTGAAGAACGAAGGTTTTTTTTTGAGCAAGAGTGAAAAGTTAGATGAGGTATATTCTAAATACAAGTCTGTAACCAATATGGGCTATGCAGAATTAGAAGCCTGGTCTAAAACAGAATGTTCTAAGAAAGCATCTTTAGATAGAGCACCAATAGAAAGGAATTTAAGATTGTTGTCTAAGAGCAAAGATGAGTGGACAGCAAATGACATAG